CTCAATGCGTATAGTGCGTCAGTACGATATCAACAACGATCGTCTGCCCTGTCGTATCGACGTCCTCTATGGAATTAAAACTCTTCGTCCTGAGCTCGGCGTCAGGCTCTGGGGGTAATCAATGAGTTATGTTCTTGGTAACATAGTCACCGCGTCGGTTGTTGTGGTTTCATTAACTCCAGCACAAACCGACGATGTGACTTCCGTTGAGCAGACCTTCACTGTAAACGGTCTGCGAGTCGGGGATATTATTTCCGGGATATCGAGTGTAGCTGCCCAAACCGCTGGCATAGTAGTAGCCAGCGCACGGGTAACCGCAGCTAATACCTTGGGAATAACCTTCTCCAATCCAACCGCCGGGGATCTCACCGCAGTAGCCGGCGACTATCAATTCATCGTATCGCGACCTGATTCCGTCAAGTCCGATGGGAATATATAAGGAGCAATAATCATGGCAGCACCAAGTGATATCACATATGCAGGAACAGGAATGCAGGTTGGGGATGGAAGGGAAGCAGAGGTACTCACCGGAGTCCTTCCAGCGCCGCAAACCGCAACCGCCACCGCGACTTTAACCGTTGCACAGGTATTAGGGAAGGTGTTGGTCGGTGATCCTTCAACCTCCGCTGCAACCTACACCCTGCCAACCGCAGAGGCCCTGGACGCAGCAATCCCCAATAGAAAGGTCAATACAACCTTCGACCTCACTATTATCAACCTTGGAACTTCCACCGGCGTAATCACCGTGGCCGTTGGAACTGGCATCACCCTAGTCGGTATGGCAACCTTGCCAATCACAACCGCAGCTGGTTCATCCGGCACCTGGAGATTCCGGAAAACGGGAACCGCCGCTTGGACCGCATACCGCGTTAGCTAACAACACTCAGCCCCCTTAATCGGGGGCCTTGGAGGTCTTCGATGATCCTAACATCTGGTGAAATAATCAATGCAGCTATGCGGAAGTGTGGGGGGATTCTCGCCAGCGGGGAAACTCCATCTGCCGACGAATCTGCCGACATCCTACAAGCTTTTAACACTCTCCTGGATTCCTGGTCGGCCGAGCGCTTATCCGTATTCTCAACTCAAGATCAAGTCTTCACCTGGCCAGCAAACACCCTTTCCCGCACCATCGGCCCTTCTGGAGACCTATCTGGCAACCGTCCGCAAAAAGTCGACGACTCCACCTATTTCAAGGACCCAGGGACTGGCATCAGCTACGGCTTGGAGATCATAAACGAAGAGCAATATAATGCAATTGCGCTGAAAACGGTAACCTCCACATATCCGCAGTTGATGCACATCAATATGAATGTGCCGGATATAACAGTTGAACTCTATCCAGTTCCTACGCAAGACTTGGAGTTCCATTTCATCTCGATAACCGAGCTCGCCCAGCTCTCCGATCTCGTAACAGATGTTATAGTGCCTCCTGGCTACATGCGAGCATTTATCTACAACCTCGCCTGTGAAATCTGTATGGAGTTTGGCCTCGAACCCCCCCCGTCAACTCAGCGACTCGCCATGACCGCAAAGCGGGTTCTAAAGGCTAACAACTCCCCGCAGGATATAATGGCTCTGCCTGCGGGATTGCTCGGCAAACAAGAGCGATTTAATATCTTCTCTGGGAACTATTGATATGCCATTTAATTCCTTGCATAAACAAGCCCCTGAGTCAACGTTAGTTCAGGGAGGCACTCCCACTCGCGGGGGATTTCAACCTGGAAAGCTAGGCCAATTAAAAGAGGCTGTCAGCGGCGCTGCGGAATCCGTGACCTCCCCTTGGAACAACCTCTCAATCTCCAATAAGATCTTCGCGCAGGCTAAAAAGGAAAAGCGCCCCCTAACCCCCGAAGAGAATCAATTTATTGCAGAATCAGTTATTGAACTCTCTCTCGGTATGGGCACTTTCATCGGCGCGAAGGGGATTGCTAAGCTCGGGAAATCCGATGTATTGAAAGCAGCGGAGAAGATGAAAATGGAAGGGGTACCGGATAAAACCATCTGGAACAAGCTCGGCACTACCTTCGGCTTCGCAGATAAAAAACCTCGTATGGAGATAAGCGATGCAGGTATGAGACTCTCCCCCGAAGGAACCGGAACTATCTCCCATCCAGCCCTCTTCGAGGCCTACCCGGAATTGCTTAAGGTAAAAACAAACATCGATATAGGAACGCAGAATCCCAAGCTCTCTGGGTTCTTCGATCATGGTAAAAACGCACTTGTAGTCAAATCCCCAACTATCTCTGGAGCTAAGACCGTAGCCAGCCACGAACTCCAACACGGAGTGCAGACTCAAGAAGGCCTCCCTAGAGGAGGAAATCTGAAGGAATTCAAACGAAAAGGTTTCTCAGACGCTGATGCACTTGCTATGTATAAGAGACTATCAGGAGAAGCTGAAGCTCGTCTAACCCACTCCAGAAGAACATTAACAGATGCTGAGCGTCGTATGAGATATCCGATAGCAGAGTTTGATGTTCCCCCGGCTCAACAAATAATAAGGCAGAGATAAATGAAAACTCCAATTCTTGGCGGGCAATTCATAGCAAGATCAGTTAATGCTGCCGATAACAGAATGATTAATCTCTATCCAGAGATCATTCCGGAAGGCGGGAAGGAGCCGGGGTATTTGTCACGGTGTCCGGGGCTGTTACTGAAGGCGGAGGTTGGTCTGGGGCCGATTCGTGGGATGATTCGAGTTGGGACTTCTGCCTATATTGCCTCTGGACTTGAGTTCTATCGATTGACCTCTAATTATATTCCGATCCTTCTGGGCACGATAACCGGCACTGGCCCCGTTTCCTTGGCAGACAATGGAACTCAGATCTTTATCGCCTGCAACCCGGACGGATTCATCTATAATGTTTCCACAGGGATATTGGCAGAAATAACCGACCCCGATTTCCCTGGGGCAGTTACCGTAGGCTACTTGGACGGATACTTCGTATTCAACGAACCGGACTCTCAGAGGTTTTGGGTTACCAGTCTACTAGACGGTACTTCCATCGATCCGTTGGAATTCGCCTCCGCAGAGGGCAACCCGGATAATGTATCTGCTGTTGCGGTTGCGCACCGCGAAGCTTGGTTATTCGGGGAAAATTCGATAGAGGTATTCTACAACTCCGGCGCTCTGGACTTCCCACTCACACGCATTCAAGGGGCTTTTCTGGAAATCGGTTGCTTAGCTCCACACTCCATTGCAAAACTCGATAACTCTTTGTTCTGGCTCGGCTCAGACGCTCGCGGAGTCGGCACTGTCTATCGCGCGAACGGGTATGCAGCACAGCGAATCTCCGACCATTCCATTGAGTCAATAATCCAAGCCTTCCCGGATATCTCCCAGGGTGCCGCCTACACCTATCAGCAAGCGGGTCATTCCTTCTATGTGCTGAACTTCCCAACGCAAGACCGCACCTTCGTGTTTGATGTTGCGACTGGAATTTGGCACGAACGGGCGGGTTATTCAGATCTTGGTGAATTCACTCGTCATAGAGGCAACTCCCAGATGGTATTCAACAATGAAGTGCACATCGGAGATTTCGAAAACGGGAATGTATACACCCTAGACCTGGAAACCTATTCCGACAATGGTGGAGTGCAGAAATGGCTGAGGACTTGGCGAGCACTCCCAACCGGAGCCAATACCCTCAAGCGCCTGATCCACCATCAACTGCAGCTGGATTGTGAAGCCGGCGTTGGCCTAACCGCCCCGCAGCAAGGGGACGAGGCTTTGGTGATGCTGCGGTGGTCAGACGATGGGGGCCATACTTGGAGCAACAACCATTGGAATACTCTTGGTATATCCCTCGGTGCTATCGGCGATACTTCCCATCGGGTTATCTGGAGAAGGTTGGGCAGGGGTCGTGATAGAATATACGAGATATCCGGGACCGATCCAGTTAAAATCGCAATAATGGGAGCAGAACTACAGGCAACGGAGGCTCGCACATGATTACTCAAATCCCCTCTTCCAGGGAAAGGTTCATCGACGAACACTCTAATAATATCTCCAGGAGCTGGTATCGGTTCTTACAACTCCTGGAGCAGAAGGTTGGATTGTCTCAGGAATTTCTTTCCAACGTCTCTATAACAACTATAGATACTGCGATAGACAACAATACCCAACATGTGATAGCTTCTGGTACAATCACACTAACCCTACAAACAGCGGCGCAGCGAGAATCGGTGCTATCCATAACCAATGCCGGCACTGGTATAATAACTATCCTTCCGCAGGCCGGCGAATTAATCCAAGACGATGCAAGCAAGGAACTCGACTTCCAATGGACTACGGTCCAGCTCTGCCCAACCATCGGAGGCTATGTTATAATATGAGCAGCTATGAAAAAACACGTATTGCAGACATCGCAGGGGATACAATAAACCCTGCTACTGAAGAAGGGCAAATTAACCTCTTGACAGAATTGGAATTAAAAGCTAATATAACAGATATTCAACCGGTTAATGATGCTGCGATTACCAATCTGATTGCAGCTAGAAGCACGACCCCATCGGCTTTAGAGGCGTTGAATGTGCAGCTCGGGGTGACGGACGCTATCTTCGGTGTTCCTGCCCTTATCCGTCATAGCCATGAGCAGGTTCATTTAGGCAATACCTTCAAAGCTCTGGATTCTCAGGCAGTTGGTGCGGGAACAGTGCAATACGCAATAGAAACTGTAACCGAGTTTCCACATATGCTGCTTAATTGCGATGTGTATGACGGTTCGGTTAGAGTTGATTTATACAAAACAGCAACGTTTACCGGCGGCACTGCCCTTACGAAAAACAACAGGAATCAGAACTCCGCCAACACCTCTGCGGTAATTGTAACTGGAGGAGTGACCAGCACGGATGGAACCCTCATCGAATCCTTCTATGTCGGCGCTTCTAACAAATCTGCAGGGCAGACTCGCGCGGATGCGGAATGGATTCTGGAAGACGGTGCAATATATAGAATCGACCTTGTTGGATTAATTCCCGGGGCAATGGCGATTCTTTCCCTCAATTGGTACAATAGCTAATTAATTTAATCTTGGAACCCTTTTATGTCAATGTCAATATCCAGAGAGTCTTTCAACAGTGCAGACTCTGAAACTAAGCTCCTATTAATCTTCGATATGTTGTTGGAGCAGAATAAGCTCTTAGCAGAATCCTCTGAGCAGCAGAAACTCTTATGCGAACGCAGGTGCTCTAGCTGCGACCAACGATTCATTAAGCTCGAGCGCAGGAGACTCTTTCACACTACCCTTGCAACGCTTGGCGGGATTTTGGGTGGGTTTGTGGCGATATTGATTAAGATAAATTTCGTGGATAAATAGGATAATACATTGGGATTAATGATTAATAATCCAACGGGGAAATCATGGAAGAGATACTAAAAACTGCAGGAATTGAGAACCTTCCGGGGGTTAGCTTAGATGTGATTGAGAAGAAGCTGTTGCAGCTGCCGCAGGCAGAATGCCCCTTGTTCCACTACTTCGGGGATGGATTATATATCCGGGAAGTGCATTTCCCTGCTGGCGCAATGGTCCTCGGCCATAGGCAAAAGTTCTCCCACGTGAATATCTTCATCCAGGGAAAAGTACTAATGTTGAATCCTGATGGAAGCAAAACCGAACTCTCCGCGCCAATGACCTTCATCGGACCCCCTGGTAGAAAGGTCGGCTATATCCTGGAAGATGTTATCTGGCAGAATGTCTATGCTACGGACGAAACGGATATAGATAAGCTGGAGGCTTGGTTCCTGGATAAAACTGACTATGCTGTTGAGTACCACAAAGACACTACCGACTATAGCGAGGACCACGCGGACTATGAGCTGGTAGTACAAGAGTGCGGTATGGTTCCTGAACAGATAAAGGAGGAAGTTGAAAATGAAGAAGATCAAATCCCAATGCCAAATGGCTGGAATAAAGTATGCGTTCGCGATTCCGCCTTGCATGGGAAGGGGATGTTCGCCTCTGCCCCATTCTACGAGGGGGAGGTTATCGCCCCGGCCAACGTCAACGGTAAACGGACGCCTGCGGGTAGGTATACAAACCACTCTTGCCGGCCCAATGCCAAGGTCTTTCAAGTCAATAACGACATAGTCTTTGTTGCTCTACGGAATATTGAAGGCTGCAGAGCCGGCGATCGGGGAGAGGAAATAACCATAGATTATAGACAGACTTTGCAACTGCGGGGTTTGTTGGAGGTAGAAGAATGTCAAGCGCAATAACAGCAGCAGTTGTTGTAGGGGGGGCTAGTTACCTTTCCTCGAAAGAGCAGTCAAAGGCAGCAGCTAAGGCGGGAGATTCCGCGTCCGCCGCGGCTGCCTATGCTGCGGAAGAGCAGGGTCGGCAATTCGATGTAATGCAGGAGAATCAGAAGCCTTGGCTTGAGCAAGGAACTCAGGCGATTAATCAGCTCGGAACGGGGGTGTTGTCGGGAGCGATGAGCAAGCCTTTTGAAGCCGGGGATATGCTTGCAGATCCTGGATACCAATTCCGCATGTCCGAGGGGATAAAGGCATTGGATCGGTCAGCATCGGCGAGCGGCGGACTGGCTTCCGGAGGCGCTCTGAAAGCAATCACCAGATTCGGCCAGGATACCGCCAGTAACGAATACCAGAACGCATACAACCGCTACACCGGGGAGCAGGCAACCAAATATAATCAATTGGCAAGCCTGGCCGGAGTCGGCCAAACCGCCGCTAACACTCTTGGACAAGCCGGTCAGCAATACGCGGGTAATGTCGGCAACATTGCTATGAGTAATGCAGCAACACAAGGCAATGCAGCTATCGCGCAAGGCAATGCACAGGCCAGCGCTTATCAAGGCTATGGGAACGCACTATCGACTGGAATCTCCGGACTCTCTCAATACTACAACCAGCGACAACAACCGCAACAATCTGGTGGATGGATCAACCCTGACACGGGGAGGGCTTGGTAATGGCAGAGGTTAATTGGAATCTATTGAACACAAATGCCCCGGCGCAGATAGCCGCTAGCCTTGACCCGATGGGGGCTTGGAACAAAGGGCAGATGAACGCATTAGCTATGCAAGATGCACAACAGCAACAGCAAATGAACGCGTTGCAGATGCAAAAGGCGCAGCGAATGGAACGGGAAGCACCTATGACCCAGCAGATGAAGCTGCAGGAGGCAGCGCAAAAACAGCAAATGGCCGGGATAGAGCAGGAGCTGAAGATGCACACTATCCGGAAGCAAGCGGCAGATACAGTAGCCAGTGCTCCGCCGGAATTGGCCTGGCAGACCTTCACGCAGGAGGCTCAGAGGATCGCGCAGTTAAACGGGAGTGATCCTACCGCCGCACTTGAACATGGAAAGCAGGTAATGGCACAGGGCGGTCCACAAGCCTTGCAGCAAGAGGCGATGAAGATCTCCTTGGATGCGAAAGATAAGCTGTCGAAGATGCAGTTGGTTAATGCTGGGCAGACTACAGAATTCGCTGAGACTAATCCGCTTGCGCCGGGATTCAGCGGCCAACCGATCCAAATGCAAGCATCGCCTGGGCAAGAATTGGCCGCGCAGACTTCCAGGATGCAGGCTGAGCGCGGTGGAGGTGAGGGTGGTGGAACTCCTTATTTCACACCTATACAAACACCAGAAGGAATTGTATCTTTTGATGCTAGGCGCGGAACAGCCTCCCCAACACAGATAGATGGAAGAGCGGTGATTGGTTCAACCTCGTCCCCAACACTGCAAGGGGAACTTGCCGAAGCCAAGAAAACCGGTACCAGTATGGGCGAAAACAATATAGCTCAATACCAAGCTGCAGAGGCCGCTCCGAATAAGATCAAGGATCTGGACAAGCTACTAACCCATCTGGAAAGCTCTGATGCGGAAACCGGCCTAGGCGCGGAAATGTTTAAGAATATCGAACGAGCGAAGGCATTGATGGGGAGCAAGGCGGCGGCAGGGAAAGTAAAAGATACTGAACTGTTAGACACAATGATGGGCGCGGCAGTATTTCCAATGATACAATCCCTAGGAGTCGGCGCAAGGGGTATGGATACTCCAGCCGAGCGGGAGTTCATGCGGAGTGTGTTGACTGGTAGCATTTCATTGAATAAGGACACTCTACTTGAAATGACTAAGATTCGAAAGAATATCGAAAAGCGAGCTCTTGATAAATGGAACAAACGGGTGGAGAAAGGGGAATTGGATAGATTCTTTGAAGCAACGGGAATTCCGAAGGGGGGGATGCAGGCAGAACAACCAGCTCCGACACAAGCCGCCGCCCCCCCTTCCCAATCCCTAATAACCGTAACCAATCCCCAGACCGGTGAGCAAGAAGTCTGGGATACAGTCTCTGAACAAAGGGTGAGATAATGGCACTTCCAAGTTATGTACAAGAGGCTATGAAGCAGGGAGGGGGAGGAGCGCCTGCTGCTGGCGGTATGCCGGATTATGTTCTGCAGGCTATGCAAGGGCAACAAGCGGCTCCTCCGGCCCCTGCTATGCAACAACAGACCCTAGGCCAAGCTGCCAAATCCGTCCTAGCTCCGCTACCTTCCCGCGAGGTCTCCGATCCGAAGTATTGGACTGAGAACGTACCGCAATCGGTTGCAAGACTGCCAGCAGCGGTTGCCGCGGGGATGGGTGGAATGGCTTATGAGGCAGCGAAGCAGTTCACCGATCCCTTTGTCAATTTGTTAGACAGCCCTAAAGGCTTGGAGGATTACACAAAAGCGGCGGTGGATTTCGCACATGCCCCGCAGAGGGCCGCGGAAGGGTTAGTGCATGGAGTTAAGGAATTTGTTAACGCGCCGTTAGGACTGGCTGAAGAGCAGACCGCTAGTCAAGCTTGGGATGATCCAGCAGCGAGTTTGTTAGCGTTGTCGCCGTTCGCAAGGCCAGGGATGAAAGTAGCTAAGGTCGCAGTTCCCAAAAACGTTGGAGCTAGGCTGACTAAGCGGTCATTGCAATTCCCGCCAAGTGTCGATCCGATTGTCCAAGCAAAGGTAGCTGATACTGTTCGCAAGCATGGAGCTAATATCACCGAAGCCGGCTTGGATAAATTCAAACAAGGCCTCCGCGCGAAAAACCAGGAAATCGCAAAGATGATCGAACCGATTGCAGATACGCCAATTGAGCTGGACCTCGCCCCTGCGTTGAAGAATCGTATAATCGCAGCTGAAGTCTCCGGCACAAAGGGGAAAGATATCAAGCAAGCTACCAAATATATGGAAGAGTTTAGAAGGGACCATCTGGTCGATCGAACGGAGGTAACGCAAGGAGGTCAGAAACAAATCGTCGAGACCCCGAAAGAGTTAACTCTGGGTAAAATCCAAAAGCTCAAGCAAAACATTAACTTCCAGCTGAAGAACTATTGGAAGGAGAAGGCGAAGAGCGGGAAGAGCAATGATGCGAAGGCTGATGCGATGAAGGAGGTTGGGGATTTGTTGCGCGCGGAAATTGAAAGGCTAGCCCCAGAGACAAAGCAACTGAATAAAGACGTATCCGATATGATTATCGCGCGACCGTTCCTACAATCTGCTGTCAATAAGGCTGGAAGCCGACAGGCTATCTCCTATCGCGATCTAATGGCTGGCGGTGTTGCTGGTGCGACTATATCCCCAGGTGCCAGTATCCCAGCAATCGTTGCAAGCAAAATCCTCCGCGACCCAAGGACACAAGGGGCGGCTGGAATCGCTATGTATAATGTTGGAGAATTTGCTGGGAAGGTTAGGAAGATGTTGGC